GCCGCCAACTGGCCGGGAACCGCTAAAACGATCGAGCCGAACCGCGTCATCACGTCATAGGTGGCGCCGTTGTCGGTGTAAACGCTCCTATCGCGCTTGAGAATCGGCCCGCCGTTGGTCGAGTTCATCAGCAAGCGGTATTGACCTGGGAGAATTTCAACACTGGTGACGCAACCGGCGTCGATCATGGCGCGGGGGCTCCACGAGGCGCCCGATTCCGGCGCGTTGGTGGCGCTCATCCGATACCATCGATCGGCGCCGTTCGCGCAATAGAGAGCACAATCGGCGCTCGATTCTTTGTGATAGCTCAGATAGGTACTCGCGGCGTCAAATTCCTGCATGAAGCGGTCGGCAATGGGAAAACCAACCTCACTCACGCCGCTCGATGGATCGAGGGAATAGAGCACATTGTTGCCGCAAAACAGATAGGGCGTGGTGTGATTGACGGTAAAGGCGTCATAGGACCGCAACGGCAGGTTTTCGATGAAACTGGAGATGTAGAGGGCTTGATCGGCGCCGTTGCCCTGAATGATGTAGCTGTCTCGCACGGTAAAAACAATCAATCCGAGGGGGCATGGCCACAATCTTGTGACCTTCGATTGCACAGTAAAGCTGGTATTGAATCCGGTATTGCCGTTTGAGCCTCCGATCGTGGCATCCGTGCCGGAACTTTTCCAAACCACGTTGCCGACAGCGGCCCAAACACAATTTAAGTGATAGGTTAAGCACGTCGCGCCTGCCGGGAGGGGGGTGTTTTGCCCTGTATTCGGCGATTCCAAGAGGATATTGAGGTCGGAATCGGGGATATTGTCCTGAAACGTCCAGGTTTGCCCGGCGCCGGGGTTGGGAACCGACGCCATCCAGTAAAAAAGAGCTCCGCCCTGCTCGGTTCGCCATATATTCACCGTATCGACGCCCGGTTGCCCGGTGCCTTCGCCCTGTACAACAGCCTGAGAGCCGACGCCGACGGTGACAGACGCGCTGGCGGGGCTCGAATTCGATTGATCGAGGTTGTTCGAGTTCTGCCAACTGTATTCGTACTGCACGGCGGCGGTGGCTTGCGGCGCAAACGGTCCTGCGTTCTTCCAAACGAGGGTGTTGTCCTGCGAAAGTGCGCCCAACTCGGTTTGCCACGTCGGCGGCGCGGTGCCGCTCACGCCGGGTGAGAACACCGTTTGCAAATATCCGTTGCTATCCACGATCGTAGACGCGGCGGTGATGCTGGTATTGGCGCCGATATCGCTCCAGCTAAGGGCTTGGCCGATGTTTTGCCATACGGCGGCGCCGTCGGTCTGGAGCGCGTTCACGCCGGTCTGCCAACGGGGCTCCGTGGTTCCGCTTTGTCCTGGCGTGGTACAGATAAAAAGCTGTGTGGGCGTGTTCGGCGGTGAAGTCACAATGCCCATCACGACGTTGCCGATCGCATAGTTATAATTCGCTTCCCATTGCGATGAGCCGAGATTCGTCCATGTAATCGAACCGTCTAGGGTTTGATCGCCGACGTTCTGGCCAAAGGTCGGCGCGGCGCTGCCGGTGGTTCCGGGTCCAGAGGTCCACTGAACATTACCCCCAACAGCGCCGCTCACCCCGCCGACGGCAAACACATTGCCATTCGCGTTCCATCGGTTGCCTTCGCTATCCATGATGTAGCCAACAAAGGTTTGGCCACTGAGCAAACAACTCCACCCGTGGCCGCGATTGCCGCCGCCGCCAACGTGTCCATTCATCGCGCAGGTGTCGGTGAACTGGCTGAGCGTATAACCAGACGGTAATCCAAACGATTGCCCGTTGTTCACCGTGGCGAAGATCAGAACAATCGTGTCGGTGCCATAGGTCGGGATGACGACGGCGGTGCCGTTGGTGACGCCGGTTGTGGTCACGGTCGAGCCATACGCCCAAAAGACGGAAAAGACCTGCGTGTTGCCGTTCCAAACGTTTCCGCTGCCGTCGTCGTAGAGGTTATGCACGGTCAACGTGGCAGGATCAACCTTGCATTCCCATACGCCTTGCATCGCATGATCGACGTTGGCATCGGTTGAAACCATTCCGGCCATGTGTTGCGAAGCGGCGGCGTTCATCCCGCCCGGAACGGGAACCACGGAAAGGTCGCCGCCTGTGAAAACCTGAAAGACCATGGCCGCGCCGACGGCAGTGGTGAAACTGATGCCGATCGCGCCGCCGCTAGAGAAGTAATTAATCCCCGTGGTCTGGGTCCAAGCTACGGCGATCCAGTTGCACGACGCGTTGAATCCGAAACCGGATGGCCGATTTTGAAAGCTGGCTTGCAGGATGCCCCCGGCGCCGCCCGTATTGAAGACGCCCGGCGTGGTGATGCCTGCGTTTGATCCGACGCCCGGTGTACACCAAACTAATAAACGTGACGCATCAAAGCCGGTCGGCAAGGGGATTTGTGTGCCGTTGGCGAAGTCCTGGCCGCAAAGCACCGCCACTTGTCCGCCGTTCAGGGTCGGAATGACCATGACTGACGACGGAATGCTCGTGACCATATCGAGGATAAAGATGCCGCTCGCGGCGGCGGAGCTCACGGCATAGGCGGTCGAGGCTGACCATTGCGCGTAATTGTTCGGTCGCGCCTGCTGTGTCACCGTCGGCGCCACGAGCGGCGCATCGATGCCCCACGGTCCTATAAAACCGTTGTCATAATCCCATTGCATGTTCTCCAGACCATCGGTGAAGTAAAGAATGTTGCCGACGGATTGAAAAAAGGTGCGGCCGGCGCCCGGAGACTTCTGAAAAATCTGCGTCTTCGTATTGGGTCCGGTCGCATCATAGACAGCAGCATCGGTATCCGCTAAAACGCGGATGGCTTCATCGGTCAGAGAAAACGTGTTGAAGGAATAGAACCGGCGAATCGGCGCAAATTCCTGATCGTTGTAAATCGTCGATCCGGGGCGGCGGGCGAGTGTGAGCCGTGGCGTAATTTCGGAGTTGTAGCCGTCAAGGATGGAGTCCTGGCGTCCTAATCCGAATCGTTCCTGATAGTAGCTGGTCGCCGCATCCCGCAAAAAACTGCGATTCGTCCAAATGCCGGTGAAGATGCGCGAGGTATGCAATGGCGCAAAGCTAGACGGTGGCGCTTGGGCTCCCGCTTGCTGTAGCAGATTCATCGCCATTACACGTTTCCTCTGGCTTGCACGCCTTGTTGTGTGCTGATGGTGTCGCGTTGCTGCTCGGTGATGAGCGGTAGGAAATTGCCGAGAAAGATATTGCGTTGCGTCGCGGTCAATCCGTCTTGTGCGGTAAGGATGTGGGACGCGAATTTCTGTAAAAAGAGGGGCGCCCGTGCGTCTTTGGTGATGAGTGCGACGAAAGCTAAAAATCCCCAATCATAGACATAGGCAAGGAAGTCCGGGATTGGAGCCCATGAGTTCGCTAAACTCGTCATCAGCACGGGCGCCCGCTGATAATACCCGTCGATGGAATAGGCAACGTCGGGAAGAGTGTTAAGTTTAATCGTCAGCGTGCCGTCGGTATCCATGAAATTGACGGACGCCGACGAGGGCCGCTTGATAACCGATTCATCGGCCAGCGAAGATACGATGTTGACGATTTCTGTGACCTTGTTTTCTGGATCGGTGAGCCAAAGTTTCTCGATAAAGTGAAAATCCGACAGCGGCACGGTGTAGCCTTGCGGCCATCGGTTCGCGAGTTGGTTCATATCGACGTGAAAACTGCCACGGTTCCAATGCCAGCGGAACGGCGGCGCCATGATGGTTTGTTTGGTAAGGTTCGCAGCCTGAAGCGCGGGCTCGTTGTTCGAGATATTGACCGGCTGATAGCTGATATACGGCATTGCGAACAGAGCCGAACTCATAATGTTGCGCGTCGCGGGCATATCATCTCCAACCGCTATACTGAATAGGCAGTGGCTTCCAATCGTGTGTGGATTGATGCGATTTTTTTGAGAGTGAAGATTGACTCTTTTGAGTGCAGATTGCGCTCAACGCAATCAACCCCCGATGTTGCTCCATCGGGGGCGGAAGGGAAGCTACCGTATGAGAGTTACGGTTAGCCGTAATGCGCTCAACGCTCAGATAAACAGGGAAGAATTGCTCGTCCTTGTCTACCTGATTGTGCGATTGCTTGAAATAGCATTCAAGTAAACGCGTAAAACCCGGAGCGGTTCGTTCGCACCGACCGCCCCGGCATTTAATTCTATCAAATCGCATATCATCTCCATCCATAGCGGTAGGGATACGGTCCGGGATCGGTGACGTAGCTTGGGGAAGCAACGGCACGATCGGGAAAGAATCCGTGCGCTTCTTCTTCGCGGTTGTTCTTCACCGTGGCTTGCTGCATGGCCTGAATCCATTCCTGCCGCTTCATGGGGAACTGTGCTTTGACGCCGGGATTCGAGGAATAACGGCAGGCATAGGCAATACAGCCATCGCGGAAAAACTTAATCTCGTCGTCGGGAACTGGATCGAGTTTTTGTGTGACTTTCGAGATGACGGGCGCCTTCTTTTGCGCCCACAAACGAATTAACCAAACGTTCCCGCCCTGCGGGGGAATGGGACGGAAACGGAATCCCTGCGCGTCGGGATTGCAGACCGTCCAAATGCAGGAACCGTCAATGACCGTCTGCCCGATCGGCCAACCGGGGGGCTGCGTGATGGAGGTTTCCCACGGCGGAGCGATGGGCGGCTCGGTGCCGGTGGTGCCAAATTGAGTCAAAGTGAGCAGATTTCCAAGCGCATCCTGGATAAAACAGGCGCGATTGTCGGGCGGCTCCGCTACACCGAGCGGCCACGTAAAGGTGTAGTTTGGTCCTGGCCATTCTCCGGGCTCCAGTTCCCGGTTAAAGTGCCATGCCACTTGAAAAGGGAAGCCGCCCAGTTGCCGTTCCATCGGCAAGTCACGGACGACGTAAATCGTCCAAGTCGGGGGAGGATACATGCTATTGTTGATGTCGATTCGTAAAGCATCTTCCAACCATCCAATGTTTCTAACGTTGACCGTCGCATAGTCCTGCTGCAATGGGATAAGCGGGAAAGGAGTCAATTTCATCCGGTTCCATTTCCACGGGAATCTCAGTGAAATTAACTCCTGCATCACGTCGTTGGCGATAGTCACGGCGGGTTCGTCGGCCCATCCCCCGGTGGAGTTGAGGGTCGTTTGTATGTCGCCGATCGGTGCTATGGAATCCATGACCGATTGAACTGTGATGTTGCTGTTTCCCACTAGTCACCCCCACCGCCCTTGATGAACGGCTGCGGATAGAGTTTTTTGCGGAGCTCTTGAATCTCCTTGGCCTGTTGTGCGGCCTTGTTGGGATCGGTCTTCGTCTCGTTCAACTTCTTCGCGTCCTCGCGCAGCTTGTCCGGGTCGTAGTGTGTGGCCATTGCTTCCTCGGCTTTCTTGGCGTTCTCTTCGGTGGCCTTCGCTCGTCGGTCATAATCCTGGTCTTCGTACTTCTCCTGGGCATCGGCCTCGGCAACCAAAATTTCGCGAACCTTCTCCCTGGGTAATAGGTGAAAATCCACCTTGGTTTCGGTCATGTGGCCGAGCACGATCTCTTTTTCGTCGCCGCCGCCGCTCGTCTGTTGCTGTTCTCCATTCATCGCTACTTCCTCCTCGTCGTCTTCCTCTTCCTGTTCCTCGTCCTGGTCGTCTTCGGGTTCATCGATCACATCGGGTTCTTCGGGCTTTTCCGGCGCCTGCCGCTGCCGCTGTCGCGGCGTTGGCGTAGTCTTCTTGGCCGATTTGGCGAAAAGTTTTTTCATGGGGTTAACTCGTCTTCTGCCGCTTGCACGGTGAACAACACGCTCCCGCTCGGCTCGTTGTCGGTGGGAAGATTCTGGGCGCGGCGGAACTCGGCAAGGTCGGCACGATATTTCGCTTTCTCTTCGGCGGTCGCCTTCGCCTTCAAGGGCGCCGGGGCTTCCCACAAGCGCCCGCAGCGTTGGCAAATGACGATCGTCTTGCCGTGGCTGCAATGGTGCGTGATGACGGCGTAGTTCGCGTCATTGCCGGTATAGAATCCCTGAGCGCCGCGCCCGCCTTTGCGGTGTTGACAGAGCGATTGCAGGTAAACGCGGTTTTGATTGTCGCGCTTAATCGTCTCTTCAATGGCCACGGCTCGCCGGTGCAGTGACTCACGCCGTTGCTTGCGCTCCTCGGCCTGGGCGCGTGCTTCTTCCAGTTGCAGTTGTTCGAGTTCTTCCTTGATGTCTTTGGTGGGCGGCATAGTCGCTCCTTTCTCAAAAGAGCGGAGCCGGGAAGATTCCGGTTAAAGGGGAGGCGTGTAGTTGTAGGCCCATCGTCTTCCCCGCTCCGCTAGCCAGCTAACCGGGGGGTTAGCATGTTTCAACTGATGGCCGAAACCGCATCCGCCCATCGCAGGCGCATTACGGTATCCGGCACCAAAGTTGCCGTGAACATGGTGTTATAGCTGGCGAATCCGCCGATCATTCTCGATGGATCGTAGCCACTTGGCTCCGTGAGACGGCGTACCCAAACGTTCAAATTGCGCCAGTCACCGTTCCCGATTTGCGTATTCTCGCGAGCCCCGAACGAGATAGAAATAACGCCGTCACGTCCAAAGATGTACGTGCGGAATCCCGTCAGGGTGCCGCTGAAGTTCGGCGTTTGATGAACGAACGTGGATTGAAAGAACGTAGCGCCGCCCCAATCGAGCACGGTCACGGCATCGCCGTCCGGCGCGGGCAATTCCTTCAATCGCTCATTGCCTGCGGCGGTGCGTTTCACCACATCGACGACATCATTAAGCGTTTGCGTGCTCAAAATATCGCCGACCGTGAATGGATGTAAGACGCCAAAATAACGCCCGTCTTCAAAGGGAAGGGCATTGACTCCGGCGAGCGACTGCACCATCGCGGTGATGTCCACGGTCGCCATCGTGGCCGTGCCGGTCTTCGATAGATGACCAACAAGTGGATCAATCGAGTTAGCACCGTCGGCCTCGTTGCCGACGATCTGATTAATAACCTGGGCGAGCCGGTACGCCGCTTGCACGCCTAACGCTTCAAGCGCCGGGTCAATCGCCGTTTGTAGCGCGTAGGTTGAGATATTCAGATAGTCGGCGTAATTGCCGATGGTCGATACGTTGGTATTGACGGTGACGGTAAGCCCGGTCTGAATCGTGCCTTCCGGGGCTTGGGTCAAGGGCGGCGCCGGTAAATTCTGGTACATGAAGAGTTGCAATTTATTGCCGGCGTTTTCGTCTAACATCCTTCTGTTGCTACATCTTAGGAAGGCAGTGTTACCCTTTAGGTTTTCAACAAACACTTTATCGTATTGAGTAACAAGGCTTTGCGGTAAATTGGTCGTTAGGTTGGAAGCGGGAGATACGCCCGCGCCTAACACAGTGGCGCGTCCTTTCGCATACGCGCCCAAATAAGCAATTGAGCTCGCGCCCAAAGCGCATAGGAACTCAATTACCGGGACGATATAGCGGTGAAAGAACACAACCGCTCGTTGGCTTGGCATGGCTTTCCCTCTACATGGCGTCAACCTGTTTGCGAAAGTCCGGGTCAGAGTGCAGGCGTTCGGTGTACTCTTGGCGGCTCATGCGCTCAATGTCGGCGCGAGTAAATTTCTGGCGTTTCGGCGGCGGTGCCGGGGGCAACGAGTTTCCATCCGTTGCTCTCAATCCCGTCGTCGCTATGGTTCTCGCTCGCGGAGTGCCATTGCCATTAGGCTGAGGGTTAGCCTCTGGTTCCGCCTCTGCCTTGTTTTCGGGCCACGGGATTAGTTCCCCGCGCTCCTTTAGGGAGGCGTACACGATTCCAAGGTTGTTCCGGGTCCAATCGAGTTTTTGCTTCTCCAGTTCATTGACCATTGCCTGAAGGTTTTGCGGTACGGGGTAATACTCCGGGTAGTCGGCGCGAAATTCGTTCGCGGTCCTGCCGTAGTATTCGCCCTGTTCCTCCAGACTGCGGCGTTTAAATTCTTCGCCTAAACGATCGGGCGATATGCCTTGTCGAGCGGTGATGATTTCATCGACGGCTTCCACGATGCGGGTCGGGTCGGTGATTTCCGACGATAGGCGTAGGCGTTCGGCGGCGTTCAACTCTTTGGGTTCCACCTTGAGCGGTGGTCTTGCCGCATCTGGTTTTCGCAATCTTGCAATCTCTACGTTGGCGTTGGCCTGGGATTGCAAGAGTTTTTCTAAAAGCTCGCGCTCAGTCTTCGCTCGATACTTCGAGATAACGCGGCCTTCGCTGTTGCGAATGACGGCTTCAATTAATCCGTCGTCGTTAGGTTGGCCATCGTTCAAAATTTCGTAGTCCATTAGTGGACTCCGGTTCTGGAATCGTTGGGTCTAACGTTGCATCCATCCACTGTTCCTGCACGGTTCGCGGCGGGATCGGTGGAGTTTTGTCTACGGTTCGCATGTGCTGTTGTGACTCGCTAAGGATTTTTTCCTGCACGCCGGTAAAGATTTGCCACGCCGCTTTCGCCATTTTGTGACGAGCCAGCACGGCGGATTCATCGGCCGGGTCGGTGTTGATTAACTCCGTCTCCTGCTCGATGCAGACCATCTCCATGACATCCAGCAAGTCGTCATACACTTCGCTGTTGCGGAGTGCCGTGAGGTTGCGCCGCTGAATCGGTTCCAATGCAGCGGTCACGCCAAACGTTCTGTTGGTGCGGAGCGTCATTTACTTTTCTTTTTCTTTGCCTTTGTCGTCTTCTTCTCCGGGCTTGGTGGGCGGCTGGCCGGGACGGGATGGATCATGCGGTTGTCCCGGTTTGGGGGTTTGTCCTGGGGTTTGCTGCTCATAGGCCATTGGGTTCCTCCTGGTGATTACGCAGATTTGCGCTCTCTCTCATATTTATTTCTGGCTGTTATCGCGTCTTGCTTTCGGCTATAGGAGCCAATATGGACATGCTCTTTCCATCCGTCGGCGTGCGTAATAGTTGTCGTTACCCGCCATTTTTTCCCGGCTTTATGCCACGACACGCCTTTAACGCCGCTGGTATTGCGTTTAGATAGTTTCTGTTTGGGTCTGTATCTGGGATTAGCTGCTAGTTTTGCTTTGGCTTCCGCACAAACTTGGTTGGCTTCTTCGGCTGTTTTGTATAGACCAAGATGATAGCGATTGCCATTTACTTCAAACATCGCAATCCATTGATTGCGCCAACTAAATACGTGCTCAAATCCGCTAGTATTGCGAACCGATAACGGACGCTTTAATCCTTCGGGCGGATCGTCGGTAATGCGTTCTGGAGCGCCAGAACGATCTATGCTGCCCGCTATGTTTAGACAATTTACGGAACGTGTTACGGCTCTAAGATTGCAACGACGATTATCTAGAGTGTCTCCATTCCAATGATCGCCCACTAAATCTTTGGGAGTATCAAGAATTAAATTGTGCATCCGCAGCGATAAGATCGTCCCGTCATTTGTGCGTAAACGACGAACGGCATAATAATTTCCGGTATCCGCTATCGCGGCGTTCCATCGCCATTGATTCAGCCAATCATAATCGTCAGCGTCAACGATGGCGTACTGGCCTCGTGTTAGCGGAATGAATTTATAGTCTTCCATCATCCACCTGTAGGAGAGAAGAACGGGCTCGACTGCATCGTGCGTTCGTCGGCGACCCGTTCGGCAAAGCTGGCCGCTCGATCGATCGGCGTGTCCACGGCGGCTTGATGGGTCTTCTTGATGGTGTTGACCGCGATTCTTCCCGCGATTTTCTTGTCTTCCATTTGCAGCGCGTTTTGTTGCTTCTGCTCCTGCAATGCCTGTTGTGAATTGGCTTGCATGGCTGCGGCCTTCTGCTGCTGCATGGTTTGCAATTCTTCGGGAGTCATCTTGATTACGAGGTCACTGTAATTCTTCCATTCTGCCATATCAAGGCACATACGCACGAGCTCATTTAAATCGACCTTATAACCCGTCTCCGACAATTGCCCGATGATGGCCTGATTGGTGAATATCTCCAATAAGAACGGGAGTGTCTGTGCCATCCGGTTTTTGGCCACGAGATTGGTCCCGGCCAGCGTATCGAACTTAACGTGCTGTTCCAGAAAATCGGCGAAGTCTACCTGTAAATCGGGAACTCGATCGCCTAACACTTCCCTGATTTCCGATATCGGCATCCGTTCCTTGACCATCTTGTAAACAAACTCGATGAAGGGCAGGAAGACTCCGTTAATAAAACGATCGACGGGCGCCTGAAGTCTCGCGCTAGAGGCTTGCCCAATGAGTCCGGCGCCGGTTCCACTGCGGCCCATCGATGAACCGCGAGCGGGCAAGGTTCCTTGGACGGTTGCCTGATCGGCGCCGGTCGTCGTCTCCGCTGTGGAGACAACGGCCTGTATTGCAGCCCAAACCGAGGGCGGAACTTCGGGCTGTTGGACTAAGGAAATGGCGCCGCGTGCATCGCCATCGACGACGCGGATACCACCAAGGCGGCGGCGAAGGTCTTGCGTGGGAACGTTCGCGCCCCGGCTGACGGCGTACTCTGGCTGTACCGCGAAGGCGATGATATCGAGTGCCGCGTTTGTCAAACCTTGCTCAACCCTTTGATCGCTGCCGCTGATGCGGCCTATGCCGATGCCCCACCCCGCGTTATCGATGTCCCAATAGTTCGCAGAGAGATACGGCGGATGTCCAAGGTTGTGCGTTCCGTTACGGATGACAACTTTCTTCTGGAGCACGGCGCGAACCTGATGATCGCTCCACCATTCCAGGATTTGCATGGGCCGCATGAGTGGGTCTTCCGACCATTCAAAGTCTTCCCGCTCCGCGTGGTGAACGGTAATGTTAGAGGTCATGGCCTGATCGGTGGGCGGGATGGAGTCCGGTGTCTCGACCTCGTTGACGAATACAGCGCGTAACTGTTCGTCCGAGGGAATGTCATAGTCTTTGTTATCGCGGAGTTTTTGCAGGTCGTCATAATTGACGTAATGCACCTGAACGATCCAGGGCGCTTTCCATATCTGATTCGGTTTCCGCCAGGTTGGATCGGGAAAGACGCGCCCCAGTTCCATCTTTTCAAAGGTGGGCCGGTTGTGCGTGACCTCAATTTCATAGGCTTCAAACTCGTCGCTCTCTTCGGTGTACATGGTGAGCGGCGGTCCTATGGGCATCGGAACCGAGGGCGGCGTGTTCTTACGCCGGTAATGCGTCTCAACTTTGGTATAGGTTTCAAAACCAATTTTGAAGACGACCGTTCCTTGCAACACCATTCCCTGAATCCCGTACTGGCACTCTTGCTCAAAATCGATATCGTCCAGAATTTCGGCAATGAGTTCCTTCCAGGCGCGGGCGGTGTTCTGGTGCGCGGCGGGCCGGGGGCGGAGCTCAAAAGGAATGGGATCGGAAAAGATGGCGTTGGCGATGGCTGCGGCCATCGATTGCGTCTGCCGCGCTACGGTGAAGCGGGGAACGTTGGCGCGAGTGACCGAGGAATTTTCAAAGAAATTGAGCGTGCGCGGCGATTGATATAAGAGGTCGGCTTCAGACCACGACAACGGCCAACGCCGGTTTTCCATCCAGGTAGAGGCACGTTGGAAGTCTTTGACGACAATACTTAAAACGGCTTCGTCGGTATATTTCGCCGGTAAATCAGGCGGAGTCTGTATCTGTCCCGGATAGATGGGCGCCGACCAAGGCGCTTCGGGAGTGAACGTCGCGGACGCCATCGAGACGACTCATGGGATGGTGTCGGATTAGGGCTAAACGTCCAGCCTTCCGCAACTGAATGGGCGCGGGTGAGCGCCTTTGGAATGCGGCTATACTAACTCCAGAATGAGCAACATGCAAATTATCCTCTCTATTTTCGCTGCGGCTATGTTTCCGACGGTCACGGCGATGCTCGGTATTATCTTGAATCGCAAGGACGCGCAGGAACTTCGCACGGAAATGTCCGATGTTCGGGAACGATTAGCTAAACTGGAAACAACGGTTAGTCATTTAACCGCGTAGATTTATCTTTCCAAACCGGGAATGAGAATTTCCAGACCATCGGATGTGAAGCGTTCATCTTCGATATCGGGCGGGGGTTCCGGCTCTGGCTCGGGCGGAGCATAGGGACCACGGTTGAAATACTGATTGAAGCTGTCATGCTCCTGCATCGCACGATACGATTCTTTCGCGTTCTGGAGCCCTTCCAGGGCGATGGAGCGGGGCAAATGGTCTGCTATCCTTGAAACCACATCAGGAAAGCCCATGTCTGGAATTATGGCGTACTGAGTATATTCGGCCATAATCTTTTTCATCTGCCGGATTCCTCTGAAAAACTTAAGCCGCCCTGTGGATAGGACGGCTTCAGTGTTCCGTATCCGTAAATCGCGGGTGCCTGAATCCTCTTCGGATTCTTCATTGCCGCCGCCGCCGATCCAATCCATCGTCAACGTCCACCCACAAGTCAAAGCATAGTTATCGATCGCCGGTATCATCATGCGGGCGCCGGGGGAGTCTTCCACGGAGACGTGATGAATGTAATGCTGGCGGGCAGTATTAATAACCATCTTGGCCAGCATCGACGGGGGGTAATAGCCCTGATGCGCGTCGATGATATAGAGCCGGTTCTTCCATATCTGGCCGACGGCGCAAACGGCGGTGTACCATCCCCGCCTCATGCACGGGAACCGCCAGTGCATGATGACCTCGCCTTCCATCGGCAATGCCGCTTCATCGACCATAGCCGCCAAAAGTTTACGTTCGGGAAAGACCACCTCATTCCCGCCCCACTGATCGAGTAAATATTGCGAGCAGAACGTGTCAAAATCGGCCTCATATTCGGCGCGTAGAAAGTCATAACTGAGGATCGTTGGAAAGCAGAGCTCGACCTCGTTCTCGTCGGGAAAACCGTTTTCGTCCATGCGTTCGCCATCGCGGCGGCGGATGGCGGGGCGAAGGACGCGGCGGTTGGTTCCTGGCTTGAGGTTGTCCACTTCGTCGCAAAAAATATCCTTAGCCCCATAAATCGTGCCGATGCGATACTCCGATCCGATCGGGAGCAACACCTTCTTGGCCAGCTTGTATTTCTTGGTGATCGCGCTCCGGCCGTCGATGGTGCGGCTGTTGCGGTTGTTATGAATGTCATCCGAGATAAGAATGTTGGGATGGTATCCGCTGACGCCGGACTCGATCGATTCGCCCCATATGGCGGGCTCGATCATCGGCGGCACCGTGCGCCGTTTGGCTGTGGTGAATCCGTCTTTGTCCGGCGCGGAATAAACACACAGGTCCGGCCATAAGGCTTGAAAGAGCGTGGGCTCCGAGTCGCGGTGCTTGCGAAAGAAATAGCCGCCGACATCGGACACAAAATCAAAGGCCAGGTCTGCCCGCCCGCACACAATCATAATGGCAATATCTTCCGGCCAGCAGATGAGCAGTTGCGCACAGTTCACCATCGACAATGTGGACTTGAAGACACCACGGGGTAGGAGCAACGTGCCAACGCGCTTGTACGCTTCATTGCTCTGCCCGATCCATTCATTCAGGGTGAGCGTGGGGTCTTTCGGAGGAAAGAATTGAATCGCTTCGCGGTGTACCTCTTCATCGAATAGACAGTAGCCGAGTACCCAACAGAGCGCGAGCAGATTGCGTTGTGTGATGTTGCGGCCTTCCTCGCGGACTTTGGCATCGGCCTTGACGGCGCGGGTCAAGTCGTCGCGATGCCGGATGTTATCGTTGCGGTCCTGGCTCTTGTCCTGAAGACTCCGCCAGTCGAAATATTTAATCGTCGCCTTCGCTGTCAGGCTCGTCGGCGGGCTCGTTTTCGTCGGCGGCCTCAACGTGCTTGGCGACGTGCGCGAGTAGGGATTCTCGGTTCGGGATGGCATACTCCACATGACTCCTTTGCCCGTCGATCGGCGGATTTCCCTGGCGGTCGGCCAGTTCGTGTTGCACGATGAAACTTTGGTTCTCAGCGCGGCGGATGTTCATTGATTGGACGTGGAGCCGCTTGCCTTTGCCGCCCATGATCCGCCTCGCCGTTCCCTGCATGTGTATTCTATCCATATGAGTACCACGCAATCTGATGTATCTTACCGCTTTATTCCGCTCACACAAGGACAATATGTTGTTGTTGATTCAGCAGATTTTGAATGGATAAATCAGCGCAGATGGTGCGTACATAACGCCAAAGGAAACTATTACGCAACTGCGGGATCGAAGCATAATCGAGTTTGGATGCATCGGGTTATATCCAGTACACCTGAATATATGGTATGCGATCATTGGAACGGCGATACGCTAGACAATCGACGGTGTAATTTGCGCAATATTAGCAGTTCCCAAAACAGGCAGAATATTAAGGTAGCCACGAATAATAGATCGGGTTATCCAGGTGTGTTCAAGGTCGGTAATAAATGGAGAGCTAAGCTTGGAAAAAGGGTGTTGGGTCATTTTGCAGACAAAGAAGAAGCGATCAAAATACGTAAACAAGAAGCAGAGAAAACGCGGATGTTTGACCGTGAATTGGCACCGAATAGAATACTTAGAGATGACTCATATAGGATTCTCTCAAGAATCCATCATGAATATGGTTTGAGCGGCAAACGATATATTCAGTGGTCAAAAACCCATAAGAGTTGGGTTATAAAGATTCCAATAAATAATGATAGAAGAAGAATGATGATTAAAGATTTAGAGGGGGCTGTTAAGATTCGTGATTTGATTCTTCATTCTTACGGATTACCGATACCGGATTAGGGTGCTGGCCTAAATTTCCAGTTATCCCTGATCCTTCTTCCGTAAATTTAACAGTAATAGTAATTACGTCATCGATTCTTTCTAACCTATAAGATTTGCGGTAGTCCGGTCGGACGATAGCGGCGACGACTTCCGCCAGCATTCCATACGGAATTTCGATATCGTCAATCACGAGATGAGACGAATGAAAGCGAACAACTAGCGGTTCATCAATCGGGATGGCCATAACCAAATCCTTTGAACGGGGGCGCCATACGCCCCCGTTAGCGCAGCAACTTCAGATGAATCCGCCGCGCTTCCCCGCACTCGTCGAGGAATGTCAATCGATGTCTTCCACATGGCCGTGGCCTTCGCGCCAACAGGCGTTACAGCCTTTGTAGGCACCCACGTTATCGGGACATATCAGAGCGCCATCCTTGAGCACGCGGGACGGCGCCACATCAACGCCGTGATCCCAAGCGGGAGACTGGATGGTTTCCGGTTGAGGTCTGCGTGGAGCGATTCCCATAAGCACCCCCGGCTCGATCATACGCCGATGGCCTTATGGTCATCGATGCAATCCAGGCAAACCGCGCCCATCGATTCGACACGCATACACGGTTTGAGTAGACCGCACGTGGTACAGACATCCTCCACCGGGAACTGCCGGGGGATAGTCGCAATCGGGCAACGGTGATTGAGCCGCGCCGCTTCGTCATAAAACACTTCGTTGCATTCCAAACATTTGGTCATCATTTCTCTCCTATCTTCCTGATAACGCCGTGGCCATTACTTTCCTTTGATCCTCTCTTCCAGCGTGGCGATTTTTCCTTCGTGCAGGATCATGTATTGCACAAGCATGTCGACTTGTTTACTGAGCGGATCAATTTTTCCGTCAATTTTGGCGTTGATGTAGAACACGAGAAAAGTTGTTTGCGCTCCGATAACGCCGACAATGGCAAAAAATAGTTGCGGGATGGTCAATTCAATCTCCTTGTTGCATTAGCTGCATAGTACAGCTATTATGACGCTATGGCAAATTCAGTTGGTTCAGCACGTCCCGATTTATATTCCGCGAAGACCGAGGGCAAGATTGCGCAATCGGTCCGGATCACGGTAGAAGAAAACAACCTCATCAAAGAAGCGGCGAACCTGGAGGGGTTTTCTCTCAACCTCTGGATGAAACGAGTTTTGTTGCGAGCGGCGCGGGCGAAGGTGGCCAGCGCGAAGGGAAACGGTAAATGAGGAATCGACGGATGCAGGAAAAGTTGGACAAAAAGGAATGTCTCGACGTGCGCGAGATTGGGGAGTCGATCGGTAACGGGCTGTTTCGGCTGCATAGGTTCGTGCCGGATGTGGACTATTGCGATGCGCAAAGGGAAGATTGGATATGGTCGATCGGTCGCAATCTGGATACCGGGGAGATTTTGGCGTCCACGACAACGATCTATTACCAGAATCCGCGTTACGAATGTCTGTGGTTGCGTTAAGGTAGTACGATGAAACGATCGGGAGCTTGGAGGGATCATGTCCACTCTTCTGCTAACGAACGGAAACGCTCAAGAGGTCATCCCACGAGTCGGCGGAAAATGGAGCTCGACGGAGTTACAACGGCTGGTGCGGGGCAACTGGAGCCTGTTGAATACGCGGGATGGCCGGTTCATGGTGGTCAATACCTATGCCCGTGAGGAAGACGCCGGACTCAAGCTGAACGAACGGGCGTCGAACATGGTGCGTGATCCGGGTTCGGGAATCTTCGGCACGGCGGTTGTAGTGCGCTCGATGGCCGAGATTCCCGAACCTTCGGTTTTAAGTCCGGGCGATTTTGTCACCTGGAGCCAGATGCAGTATGCGATTCAGAATGCAACTCAGAATTTGCAGATGCAAATTGCTGCGCTGAATAATCCGGTGCCGACGTTCGACATGGGGCATACACAGCCCAATCTAGATGGCATTTTTAATAACGGTGTTTATTTCATGCCGGATGGAGCCAGCGGTTCGCTACCAGCAGAAATGAACAATAGCCATTTGATCGTGGAGGTTTACAACGTCTATGGCTTTGTGATGCAACGGCTGAGTTCACTCTATGAATATCGCGAGTTTTGGGTACGCATCTACGGCGCTCCAGCAGGAACGACTGGTGTGATGGCCTGGATGCCTTGGGGACATTATCCCGGTGGGGTACTGATTGATCCGTCCACGGGATTCCTGGAGTACACCTTTCAGGGAAACATTCACGCGCACGACATCATCTTCGACATTAATCAGACATTGCCGATCATGGCGCGGATTCGTCCGGGTCGATCGTTGGCCGAAGAGATTGATTCCCTGGAAACATCCATTGATGCTCTGCCAACGAAGGAATATGTTGCGGCGGCGATTGAAGCGGTGGAGACGGGGGTTCCTCCCGATCAGTTGATTCATTTCGTGACCCAAACGGAATTAGCAACCGCGCTCACGGCCAAGCTGAATCTGGCCGGAGGAACCTTGACCGGATTCTTAAGTTTGCCGGCGAATCCGTCGAGTGAATCCCATGCCGTCCGTAAGGATTACGTTGATACCGGGTTTATGAAAACGGTGGGGGATATCCAGCAGTACGTCAATCAACGGCTGGATGCCCTTGGACCGGCGCAAGGAGCTCTGCCGCTGACGGGCGGGACGCTGACCGGGGATTTGCATATCGACGCCGCGCTCTCGGTCGGGTTAGGCAATACGACGACTGGGGACAATCTGGCCAGCGGTCATCTGGCTGAGGCTACAGGATGGCATTGCGCGGCCATTGGCGGGGCCGTAGAGGCGTCGGACGGGGGATCGATAGCTCTCGGCATCGACTGCCGCTCGCACGGCTACGGGGCCATTGCGATGGGCCACGGCTGCGAAGCCAACGGGGATGGCGCCGTGGCCGAGGGTCACAACTCCGGCGCCAACCATCATGCGTCCCATTGTGAGGGTGGGTATGGATCGACCAACGCGGAGTACTCCCATGCTGAGGGAGGGTGGTGCCATACCTTTGAATACTTCGCGCACGCGGAGGGGGATAGCTGCGAAGCATACGGGTTTGCTGCTCATGCGGAAGGGGATACCACCTTTGCGCGTGGCTACGCTGCTCATGCGGGCGGGACGCGCTGCCGTGCCGACAGCCACAACAGCTTTGCCCACGGCCAGGAGTTGATTGGCGACTGGGATAATGAGTTCGTCATCGGACGGTACAACGAGCATCCCGGCACGCCCAACGCCTTCATTATCGGGAATGGAACGGCAGACAATGACCGGCGTAATTGCTTCCGGGTGGATTGGGACGGTCATGTTTATGCCGAAGAGTTCATCATCGGCCAACATTCCAAGAGCGTGAACAAGTGGATCGAGGCGCTAGAGAACCGCATCGCGGAGCTCGAAGAGAGGTTAAAAGGCTATGCAAAAGCTGAATGATCCTAAGCACGAAGAAAAATCTGAGGCCGAGGTCCGCAGAGAAATCGACCAATATAAGAAGCTGAAACAGACAGAATCTAAACCAAAGATTAATCAGAACATTACTAGTTAACTTCTATAGTCCCTTTTGTTTTGTTATATATTGAAGTAACCGGGGTAGCTCCCTGGGTCCATCTCGCTCCCTGCGAAGATTGGAAAAGGGGTGGAGGTTGATTCTCCCTCCACCCGCCCAATTTTCCAAGGAATGATGATGAATTTGGGAAAGTTAGAGAATTGTTCATGCAAAATGGGCGAACAAAGACGCTCGACTGGATACGTTTTATTTATGAATCTGGTCCTGACGACGCCGGTGAACGCAGCGTTTTAATCGCTATAGCATTCCATCTAAATAAGTTGGGTGTTGCGTTTCCTTCTATAGCGTTGCTAATGGAGGAAACAAGACTTTCCGAAAGCAGCGTACTGCGGAAAATTGCAAAGTTGGAAGCTAGCGGTTATTTAGCTGTAGAACGGACTCCGGGAA